GGCGAAGCCGATACCGCCGGCTGGCCGACCGTGTTCGTGCGCCTGACCGGCTGCCCGCTGCGCTGCACCTACTGCGACACCGCCTACGCCTTCCACGGCGGCACTTGGTGGGACATCGATGCGATCGTGGCCGAGGTGCTGGCCCAGGGCGTCCACCACGTCTGCGTGACCGGCGGCGAGCCGCTGGCGCAGAAGCGCTGCCTGGTACTGCTGGAGAAGCTGTGCGACGCCGGCCTGGACGTGTCGCTGGAAACCTCCGGCGCGCTGGACGTCAGCGCGGTCGATCCCCGCGTTTCGCGGGTGGTGGACCTGAAGACCCCCGGTTCCGGCGAAATGGCCCGCAACCGGCTGGAGAACCTGCCGCTGCTGACCCGCCGCGACCAGATCAAGTTCGTGCTGTGCAGCCGCGAGGACTACGAGTGGGCACGCGGCGTGGTCGCCGAGCACCGCCTCAACGAGCGCAGCATGGTGCTGTTTTCGCCCAGCAAGGACCAGGTGAGCCCGCGCCAGCTGGCCGACTGGATCGTCGAAGACCGCCTGCCGGTGCGTTTCCAGATGCAGCTGCACAAGCTGCTGTGGAACGACGAACCCGGCCGCTGAGGTCGGCTGCCGAGCGCGCGACGCCCGCTCGCCACGCCTCATTTTCCCGTTTTCATCCCGGCGCGGGACAGCGTGCTGGCTCCCGCAACCCACCGGAAATACCTCCTCATGAAAAAAGCAGTCGTCCTCCTGTCCGGCGGCATGGACTCCGCCGCCGTCATCGCCATCGCCCAGGAACAGGGCTTCGCCGTGCATGCGCTCAGCGTGCGCTATGGCCAGCGGCACACCTCCGAACTGGATGCGGCCGCCGCGGTCGCCCAGGCGCTGGGCGTGGTGGCGCACAAGACCGTCAACGTGGACCTGCGCAGCATCGGCGGCTCGGCCCTGACCGATGACATCGACGTACCTGAAGCGGGCGGGGAGGGCATTCCAGTCACCTACGTGCCGGCACGCAACACCATCATGCTGTCGGTCGCGCTGGGCTGGGCCGAAGTGCTGGGCGCCAGCGACATCTTCTGCGGCGTCAACGCCGTGGACTATTCCGGCTACCCCGATTGCCGCCCCGAGTTCATCGCCGCCTTCCAGGCCCTGGCCAACCTGGCCACCAAGGCCGGCGTCGAAGGGGCGGGCATCCAGGTGCACGCGCCGCTGCAGTTCCTGAGCAAGGCCGACATCGTGCGTGAAGGCGTGCGCCTGGGCGTGGACTTCGGCCTGACCGTGTCCTGCTACAACGCCGACGCCACCGGCGCGGCCTGCGGCCACTGCGATGCCTGCCGCCTGCGCGCGCAGGGCTTCACCGATGCCGGCGTGGCCGACCCGACCCGTTACGCCTGAGCGATAGATGGTTTCGCCTGAGCGCCTTGTGGGTTAGAATGCGCACCCCCGGCAGCGATGCCGGGGCATGCAATGGGCCGTTAGCTCAGTTGGTAGAGCAGAAGACTTTTAATCTTTTGGTCGATGGTTCGAATCCATCACGGCCCACCAATTGCATCAACGACTTAGGCGCCCACTGGGCGCCTTTTTTGTGTCGCCGGGAAAATTATCGGGAAAATTTAACGCTTTCGCGGTGGTTTCACGAGCGGAACTTCGTGGTCGTACAGCTGCCTCATCGCTTCCGACTTGTGGCCGCCCGACGCCTTGTTCTCGCTGTCGGTGATGCCCCGATGCTTCAGCCCGTGTAGTGCGAAACGGTCCTCTTCACCAATGACGCCAACGCGCATTGCCTCGGTGATGAAGCGTTGCCACGCGCTGTCGAGGGCTGACTTGCTGATGGGGTTGCCCGACCGCTCCACAAGCAGATGGCGGTCGTGAGCGCGTAGGGGAATCGGCCGCTCGCGGCCCTTGCGGTTCCAGATCCGATTGCGTCGTTCGATCAGCTCCTCCCATGCCTCGATCATCGCTGCATCCCATTCGGTTACGTTGTCGCGTGACCCCTTGCGGCGGTTGCTGTGGATTCCGTCGACCTGGCGATGTGCGTCCGTCAGCGTGCATACCTCGATCCCACGCAGGCGCACGCTATAGGCGAGGATCATCACCGGGGCCAGGTAGGACGGGAACGCCCCGGCCTTGTTGGTCGGGTAAGCACCACGCTCTCGCGCGAACTGCAGCACGGCCTGGAACGCCTCCGGCGTGGGCATGCGGAATGCCTTTCGCTCTTTGGCTTGGCGAACCCCCTGAGCGGGGTTGGTTTTGCAGTAGCCCATGCGCACGCCCCAGGCCATCGTCCGCCGCAGGTACCTGTGCAGGTGGTTGGCCTTGCTCGGGGTGGCCGGGAGCGCCGCTTGCCGCCCGCTGGCCTTGCGTCCGCCGGCAAAGGTTTCGACCAGGCGCTGCACCACCGGCGTGGTGATCCGGTCGACCTGCACCGACCCCAGCAGGGTGCCGTCCTTCCTCACGTAGTCGGCAAGCACGGCAGCGGCGGCGCGATAGTTCTTCTGCGATCCCAGCCCAAGGCCCTTGAACTCGGTGGATTCGTGGAAGCGTTCGAACAGGAACCGCAGCGTTCCGCGTGCGGTCCCGCTGCGGCTCTCTTCCATGATCGCGTGCAGATCCGAAAGCCGGGCGCTGGCGTGGGCGACCGTCCTCTTGATCGGATTGCCGCCCTCCGGGTCGGCGACGTGCGTGTACCAGCGGTTGTCGTGCCAGTAGATCCCCTTCGGCAGCGCATCCTGCTCGATGTGCCCCGGAATATCCGGGTTGAACTTCCTTTTTCGGCCGCGTGTCATCAGATCAGTTCCTCTTCTTGCTCAGGCTGTGGTGGGGCTGGACCGAGCCCCAGCGCGGCGTTCACCGCGTCGAGGGTGGTCCAGATCCCGCCGTGGCGGTCGTACTTGTACCGGATACCCTGGCCGTCTGCCCACCGGCGTACCGTGGCCGCGCGTGGCGGTGGCCCGTCCGGTGAGCAGATCCGCTGTAGGGCGGTGAACTGAACGATTCGGTCTGTCAAAGCTCTGATGCCTCCATCCACTGCCGCCGGCACTTCCACTGCCGGCGCATCTCCTCACGCAGTTCTTCGGCAGCAGCAGCGCCTCGGCGCTGGGCAATTCGGGTGATCAGGTCGTCCACCCATCTGCTGTCCTTGTAACCCTGCCGAATCCAATGGCGGGCCTCGCAGGCCCGCCTGTGTGTCTCTGTGGCGTCAGCCATTACCCGGTGCTTCTATCGCCCAGGAGAAGGCCAAGCTGGATGACGTTGCTGCCCGCGACCGCCGGCTGGTGCGACGGCCGGCCGTACAGCCGCACCCATTCCTGCAGGGCGACGTGGGCGCTGGGGTGCTTTTGCGTATGGCAACAACGGCATTCGATGAAGATGCCGCCCCCGGCCTGGGCACAGCGTCCATCCTCCATCAGCCGGGCCGGATGACCGGCCTTGCACGCTGGCAGCGGCCAAGGCGATGAGACCTGGCGCTGCGTCGCACGGTGCTTCATGCATCCCCCCTTGCAGACGGCACTTGCTGTACCTCCTGCGCAGCGTCGGCGATAGCCGCGGCTGCGGCGGCGCTGGGCCTCCTGGGCAGCATGTTGGCGACAGCCATAGGTACGCCGGCGCGGTCGAGGAAGTCGGCCAAGTCAGGGCTGATGGCATCCTTTTCGTAGTCGAACACGGGTGGCCCACCGGCGAGCACCCAGGTATTGCGCGTGCGGCGTTGCCAGCGCTGCTCAACCTTGCGGGCGCTTCCCATGTTCAGCATCGCGGTGATGACGATTTCGCTGTGGCTGATGGTGAGCAGCAGCACTGCGGTGCTGTCAGGGTGCTGTGTCGGGTCGAAACCCAGGTGCGTGGTAGCCTGCGCGGCGGGTCCGGTGTCGGCCCCCTGCGAACGTGTAGCGGTAGCTGGGTGCAACTCAGTCTGCTGATTCATGGCTCTTCTCCGAGCTTCGTGGTGGGAAGGCCCAGCGGTGGCGTTGGCGCGCCACCGGCCGGACCCGCTTTTAAAGGGACTCGGCCAAGTCTTCGTCTTGCGTTTCGTCGGCGCGGTGCGCGTTGCCCAGCACACCGCGCAGGTCAGCAGCGATATAGGCGGCGACGGCTGCAACGTGGTCCAGGGTGAATGGCGAGGGCTGGGCGGTGTCCAGCAGCGAGAGCAGGTCGGCCGCTTGCTGGGCTTGCCAGAGTCGGTCGTGGTCCAGCTCGTGCAGACGGTAATGAATGCTGTTGATGACGTCGGCCGGCGTGCGCTTGGCGTCGCGGATAAACGCGCTCATGACCGCGCCCTCGGGCTGGTCAGAGGGTGCGGCGCGCAGGCGTCGCCCCAGGCTACGTGTACCTGGTCTATCGCGGTCTGCACGTCGCCCAGTGTCAGTTCCGCCGGCGGCTTTCCCGTGCCGATCAGGCGCGAGAAGAGGGCCTGCCAGCAGGCGTGGTTCCATTCGGTGGTGTCGGCGATCTGGCCGAAAAAGTGCGCAATCTGCCGCGCGGCATGCGCAGGCGCAACTTGGGTGTCGAGTGACATCGGAGACGTCTCCTGTGATCGAGTTGGAACCTCGGGGAGACGTTCTTAAGCGTCGCACCGAGGGTGTCGGGAGGTTAAGAACCGGATCACAGACCGGCAGGCAGTTTTCCCCTTGCGGGTGTTTTATGGCTGCCGCCCTCCCGACGCAGAAGACGTCGGTGCGCTTGGATTTCAGGCGCAAAAAAACCGCAATGCTGACGGGCGCGGTTTCCGCTGTGATTTCAGAGTTCTTAAGCTCCTTGCGGCGGACTTTGCCCTCGATATTGGCGCGTGTCAAGCCACGGCTGTACCCGTGCCCGGGACAGCGGTCCGTCGGGGCAACAGGCCACGCGCGCGTGGGATATTGGCGGCTCACCCCTTGGGGCCTAGGATGGCGGTGCGAGCCAACCATCCAACCCCAAGGGGCAAACCATGAACGACCGAACACAACGTCCGTCAACCCCTCCGGGTGGCGAACGGCACAGCCATAAGCCGCCGTTGCGCAATCCGCCGCCACCGCCACCGCCGCCGCCGAAGAAGTGACCCTATGACCGCCGATGCTGACTATCCGCGTACCGTGCACGAAGTCCGATTGGACATCTGCTATGCAGTGAAGTTTTACGGGCTTCATGAGCGGTTGTATGCGCGGCTGGACAAGGGCATCAAGGCGATTGAGCTGATTGCCGGCAGTGGCGCCTTCTACGCCGTCACTGTCGGCTACACCGGTGCGACAAAGGTCTGCGCTCTGGTGGTCACCGTCTTCGCGCTGCTGAGTCTTGTCTACGATTTCGGGGGCAGGGCACGTGACATGCGCGGTACGGTGCGCAACTTCCTGCAGCTGCTGACGGAGGTGGACCGAAAGGGGGCAACGGTTGCTTCCCTCGACAAGCAAGTAGCCCAGGTGGGCAAGGATGCGCCCACCACTATTGAGGGCCTGGCCAAGCCGGCCTACAACCAGAATTTGACCAGCCACGGGTTCTACAGCGCCGTTGCGCCCCTGAGCCGCTGGGAGCGCTTTCTGCAGGCTATTGCCTGACGTTGCTAGAGCGCCGCTCGTGCGCTGAACAATTACCCCTGGCAGCATCTGCAAAATCGCCTGACGACGACTGTCGCGCAGGCGGCGGCTCGGCTTGCGCTCGACTATAGTGTCCAATATAATGGACACATGGCGACGATCAAGACCACCACCGAATTCAATGAATGGTTCAAAGGACTCCGCGATCGGCAGGGCCGGCAGCGCATCGCCGTCCGGATTGAGCGGCTGGCGCAGGGCAATCCCGGCAAGCACCGCGTGCTGACCGGCGGAGTGGCCGAGCTCAAGATCGACTTCGGCCCCGGCTACCGCGTTTACTACACCGAGCGTGCGGGCATCACCTACATCCTGCTGTGCGGAGGCGACAAAGACACCCAGCCCCGCGACATTGAGCAGGCACGCAAGCTGGCCGGTCACCTCTGACCGGTCGGCCCCACAGAAGACCCACACAACACACCACACACAAGGCAGGACACCATGAACGACAAAGTGCAGCTGCACGACTGGGACGCCGCCGAACACCTCGGCGATGACCAGGACATTGCGTACTTCATCGAAGCGGCCCTGGAAGAGGCCCCCGACGATGCCGCTTTCATTGCCTCCGTGCTGGGCACGGTTGCCCGTGCCCGCAGCATCACGGACCTGGCGCGTACTACAGGCATCGCTCGTGAAACGCTCTACAAAATGCTGCGCGGCGAAGGCAACCCGACCATGGGCAACTTGAGCAAGCTGGCCAACTCCCTGGGGTTCCGACTGAGCTTGGTGCCGATTGATGACAAGGGTAAGCCCGTCAAGCGCAAGCCCAAGGCTAGAAAGGCGGCCGCCAAGAAAGTAGCGTGATGTGACGGTACTCATGCCTTGAAAACCCAGCACTTGACCGTGGCAGCAGCGCCCATGGTGCCCTGACGGATGGCGCTGTTCACCGCGACGTTCGTCTCCAGACATTTGTGACGCCGAGAATCGCGCAGCAGTGAGCGCAGCACCTTGAGGTCGCTCAGCTGCTGCGAATGGAATGCCGCCTTTGCGGCAAACTCGTTGAGGTTGATGGCAATCCGCGCGGGATCACGGGAGTGGTTAACAACAGGCATGCCGGCGTTGGTGGTTTCCAGATACTCGTAGACCTCCCAGAACTCGTTGACCAGGGCGTTGTCAGCGCTCACCGCGCTCTGACGTTCCATTGCCGCCGCTACCAGCGCTTTGCGGGTTTCGATCACCATTTCTTCCGGAATATCGATCACCAGCCGCAGGCCGTCCAACAGCGCCAGCATCTGCGAATGGTTCTTGATGATCCGCTCCATGCGCAGTTCGCCGCGCTCGCGCAGATTTGCCTCGTAGAAACGTGCGCGCTCCTTGAATCGCTCAAGTATCTGGCCCTCGGCACGCACGGCCTTGATCATGAAATGGCTCAGCTCCTCGACCTGCAGCGCATTGAGGTTGTCCGCCGCGATTCGGCTCTCGGTGGTTACGTTGGGCTTGCGGAAGTGCAGCTTGACGATTCGGGTGAGGATGGCCTCGCTGGCATCCACGGCCGCATTCTGGCTGATACAGATGGTCCCTAGGAACGGCGGTTCGTAAGTGTCATTGCCGCCATTTCGCACGCCTCGCGTAGCCAATGTGCCGCCGCCGTAGTAGTCCTTCAGTTCGTCCCACTCAAAGGACTTTGCATGCGCACGGTCGGCGTCGCTGCGGTCGGCCTCCAGCAACACTACAGGCATGCCGGAAATCTGCCCCATCGCGCGGGCACGGCCTGCCTTTGATGACTTGGCCGGGTCGAAGCCCTCGTAATCGCTGCGGCCCAGCAGCTTCCACAGGAACGTCAGCAGTGTGGTCTTGCCCGCGCCAGCCTCGCCGGTCGCCTCCAAGAACGGGAACGACTTCGTGCTGCTGCGGATCTGGTTGGCAAACAGCGAGCCGAACCAGAATGTGAGCGCAACCATGCCGTGGGTGCCAAAGCACGTCCACAGCCACGGAAGCCAGTCGACGCGGAACTGTTCGGGGTCGCGCTGAATATCCAATCGAATGGACTTCTGCGTGGATTTCACCCGCAGATTCTTGAACTCGAAGTAGTCCTCCGCGTTAGCAATGCTCAGTTCGCCATCGCGCACGGCCACGTCGCCCAGGATGTAGGAGGAATGCTCTGCGCTGTACCCAATAAAGTCGATGGTCTGCACCTTGGTGATGTTGTAGAGAACGTCGCGGATGATGCAATCGAGCTGGTGGCCGCTACCGGTGAACACAGCACCCTGGGCCATACTGATCAGGCGCTTCTTGAACTCGCTGGCGCTGGCAACCTGGGCGCCGGTAAAGGTGCCTTTTACCGGCGGGGCATCGTGGGGAAAGCTGACCCGGAAGAAGTACCAGCTCTCATCGGTCTTCTCGTGGCTCTGGAAGTACAGTGCCTCCGGGTAGCAGTTGGCGATTTCCTCCACGCCGCAGCACGCCCGGCGGATCTTCTCGGCCTCGCTCTCGTCCAGCGCTTCGTCCGGGTCTTCTTTGGTCTTCGACCGCTCGGTGCAGAGCTTGTCGAACTTGGCGCTGTCAAAGTGGAACCAATACAGCCGCGACCGGTGTTCCAAATGGAACTCACGGCGGTGGCTTCGCCCGTACATCAGCAGACCCTTCTCGATGGCGGTGCGCGCCAGGAGCACATCCCCGTGGTACCTGGCCTCGGTGACGTCCGCATCCCACTGGGCCAGTTGCTCAGCGCCTCCGGCCACGGCCAAGGCGCGCAGATGCAGGTCGTTCCAGTCGGTCTTTTTACCAGCCTGCTGGGCGATCAGCGCAGCGCGGCACTTGAAACCCATGGCCTCGGCGCGACGGACGTGCCTGAGCACGTACTCGCATGCTCGCGGTTCGTTATCGTAAGCCCACACCAGCGTAGGCAGATCGTTGCGGCGCTGATCGAGCAGCGCCCGCAGCGACTGCTCCGGAAAAGCGTTGCTGGACATGCCGGAGGCGGCAGCGTTGCCGTGCATCATCAGCGCGATGGCGTCGAAGATGCCCTCGGTAATCCAGACCTCTTTGGCTGTCGCCAGTTGCGCCGCAGCAGCCGGCGCTATCCACCACGCCCCTGCATAGCTTTGGCCCGGCATGAATCGAGCCTTTTGCTTACCGAATCGGTGAGCGCGGTCGATCAGGCGCTCCCAATAGCCGCCCTTGGTCAGCGGGAAACGTACGGTCGCGGTTCCTTGGTTGATCTTGCGGTCGTGGTAGCTCTCCTGGGTATACAGGCCGCGTAGTGGGGCGAGGTCGAAGCCGCGCGAGTACTGCAGGTAGGCGTCAGCGGCCGCATTGGGTGCCGCGTCGGTGCGTTCATGGCGCTTTGACCAGTCGTCGAACAGATCCTCGTAGACGTCCTTTACGGCCACCTCGCGCCCGCACTTGGCCTCCCGGCCACAGCGCAGCATCCACGGCTTGAGGTAGTTGGTATACAACTCCTTTTTGCCGCAGGTTGGGCATTTCCCGCCCCGCATGAAGTCGGTGCCGGAACGGTGTTTCAGGCCGTAATCCCGCTCTATGCGCTGTAGGACCTGCTGGCGAATGTCTTCTTGCATGATGGGTTCAGGCCTTGGCGGTACGGCGCGTGCGGGCGGTTGTGTCGGTGAGAACCTCAACCTTGCCGCCGGCGTCGCGGAAGGCGGCGAGTTTGGCTGCGAGCGCGGCCGACTCGCGCGCCTTGACGCTGGGATCAACGGGAACGTGGCCGGAAGGTCCGGATACGAAGAAGGGCACCTGCGCGGTCGCCCAGGAGTCGCGCTGGCTCATGGTTGCGCCCCTTTAACCACGACGCCGCAGTCGTTGAGTTCAATGCCGGGATCGGTGGCAATCACCAGGCAGTCATCGGTCGGGCTGCAGCGGACCAGGCCCAGGGCCATCAGCTGCCAAACGGTGCTCGTGGCGTAGGTCTGGCCGTGTTCGTCGGGGTGCGCGTTGTCGCAGCCCGTGTAGCCTCCTACGCCGGCGGTCAGGCCAGCGCAGCGAATGGTGGATTTCAGGCAAAGCTTCGCCGCTGGCGGCAGTGCCGCCATTTCAAGAACTGGCATGGATTGTTACCTCAGGGGTCGGTTGTAAGCGGCAGGGAGTCCAGCAAGTCGGGCTGGTTGCCGCTGTGCTGCATGCGATGGGCGCGCTGCGCAATCTCGCGTGCGTATGAAGGGCTGGGAGGAAGATCGGACACAGGGGCGTGGGGCAGGCCGCTGGGGCTGGCGATGCCCGTCAACTCGGTATGGCCGGTGTATGCGGCCGAGCAGACAGGGTTGGAACACACGAATGAGTCATGACGTAGATGGTCGTGGCTCAGGTGGCTGGTGCGCTTCACCAGGGGCGACTTGCAGAAGTCACACCTGAAAACCACTTTTCGCCGGGTGCCGTGTGCAGACATTCCGCGCCCTCAGTTCAAAGCGGTGTCGACGGTGCCGGCCTTGAGGCCAAGCGCAACGGCCGCCTTGTGGGCGTCCCCTCTACGGCCCTTGTTCCGACCACCCAGTACCAAGTACACGGCGCGCAGATCCAGATCGTTGGTGCGCGCGAACTCGGCGATAGAGATGCCCTGCTTGTCGAGATCCTCGCGGACTTGCTGAACGGTTTTCAGGACAGGTTTGGACATAACGGGCACCAAAGTGTGAATATTGTGTACGGCCGCCACGATAGTTCGAAAAAACGAACAGGTCAACAAGGAGTGTTCGAAAAATGATGATGCTTGATGATCCTCAGACCGGTGTAGGCATGCGGCTGCGGTTGGAACGGGAGCGCCTTGAGATGAGCGTGACCGAGATGGGCACCCGCGCCGGCAAGAATCGGCAGACCCAGATGCGCTACGAGAACGGGATGAACTCCCCAACGGCGGCGTACCTTCATCTGTTGGAGCCGATGGGTGTAGACATTGGGTACGTCCTGACCGGGTTCCCTTCTGAACTGCACGACGAAGAGGCGCAGGTCCTGGCGTACTTCCGCGCGGCCTCGCCCGAACTTCGACGTGCCGCTCTATCTGTGCTGGCGTCCGCAACGCCACCGGCCGCGATACCGACCAGCGCGCCCATCGTGGGTGGGAACAATTCGGGGCAGGTCAATGCCGGCCCCGTGACGCAGGGCGATGTTTCGTTCCAGGTCGGATCAAAGAACAGCCGGGGCCGTAAACAGTCGAGCTGAATATCGGTCAGCTGGTGCTCGCTATTGGTCATCGTATCGACCACGGCAATGGCGTTTGTAGAGGCAAATCCGACAGACGCCTACGCCGTTGTCCCGCGTTTAAGTTCAAGCGCGGCGGTCACGCCCGTGCCGCCATGAATGCAGTTCGGCGCATTGGATACCATGCAGTTCGCGCCAACTACGTACGCTTGGGTATTGGACTTGATGGCGGCGACGGTTCGCATGTGTCTAGACAACAAGGGGAGTCAAGGAACGATGAGCATTAAAATGAATAAGTCGGTCTGGATTCAATCGCTGCTGCGACTTTCGGTAGCCATTTGGATTGCTACGGCTATCGCTATGGCGGTTTCCATCTGCATTGACGCCGCTCAAGGAGCGGTACTTGCGTCCTCAAAAGACCTAATTGCTCCCTTAGTAGCGGCTACAGGTGTGCTGATCGCGGTGCTGGCCTACTCACGTGATCGTGGGAAGATCGAACGCGACCGCGATGAGGCGAGGTCCAGAATTTTTCTCGACCAGGCCAAGCAGAGTTTTGAGCAAGCACATGAGCTGCTGAAGGGTCTGACCCAGGAGCGGGTGAAGTGGGTGCGAGCAGCTCGCCTGCTATCAGAGGGGCAGAAACTGGGCCAAGCTATTCCTTCGCCCGACTATCAGCGCGTGTATGCGCTCGCTGTAGAGCACTATCGCCATCTCTTCCAAGAGACTTTGATCGTATCGAATGGCGCCGACGAAAGAAGTGCACTGCCTCCTGCCTTCTTCTACGGCCTCGCAGACTGGGAGACTTCCACATTGAAACTTGATCAGGTGGCCGGGATAACCGCACCGCGAATCAGGCTTCGTGTTGGTGACGGAATGTCCCCACTGCCTAAGGCTAAGGGGCACGGGATCGATGAGCAATCAGTCATCGTCGTATACGAGTTCCTCCGCTTTCCCGACTCGTACAAAGATCCGCTTGATGAAGTCGATTCTGGCGTGTGGAAGCATTGGAGCAAAAAGAGTGGGCTGGCGCAGGGAGCTTATCGGTACTTGGAGCATCGAAAGCGTTACATTCAGATCGGGGGTGGGCTGTTGGACACTACTACGCTCGAGCCGGTGAAAATTGACGTTGATACGCAGCCGGTGACAGTGGCGTCTAGCGAGCAGAAGCCTCCATCTCCAGAACAGTTGTGAAGCCACCGGTGCCAGTGATCAAATGTGATGTCTTGGAAATTAGCCAATTTTCTCCATCAATCTCCGCTTTGAACCCTCTCACCGCGACTGTTTGCTCCGGATATATTTCGGGACGGCCTAGGGCTAGTGCAATGCTCATGGCAGCGGTGCCACGGTCCGACCGCTGCAGTTCGGCCGTGGCACGCTGCTTAGCCTCGGCCTCACTTGCGTAGGTTGCCTGCAGCCGCTTTTCGTTCGTGCCCTGTCCCACCAGCAGCGATTTTCGCCGCGCTGCCTTGTGATCGTTCCAGTACGCACGTACGCCGGTGTACTTATCTCGGTCGCCAGCGCTGTAGCGATGCTGGTCGCCCGACGCGCGGGTGATAGTCGCGGCGGGCAACGTGATGCCGCTCGGTGTAACGCCGCTGCCGATTGGAGAGAACACCAGAGTGCCGGCTTTGACGGTTGCCACGGCGTCGAAGCGCTTGCCAAGCCTCGTCAGCAGGTTCACGTCGCTCTCGTTGGCCTGATCTAGGTGCGGCACCTGGATAGCTGACAGGGCAGGGGCAATGGCGGTCTTGAGCGAGTGGTCCCCGGCGATAGCGCCCAGGATCTCGCCCAGCGTGGTGGCATGCCAGCTGCGCTCGCGGCGGTTGCGCAATTCGCCGGTCAGGTCAGCGCTGCGCGCGCGGATGCTGATGATATCGGGCGAGCCGCTGTGCTCCACGTCGTCCACGATGAAGGAGCCCTTGTTGACCAGGCCGCTGCCACGCCATCCCAGCGCCACCTGCAGGGTGACCCCGCGACGCGGCAGTGCCATGCGGCCATCGTGGTCGTGGATGCGCAGGTCGAGCTGGTCCGCCTCTTCGCCCCTGCTTTCGGTCAGGGTCAGGTCCAGCAGTCGCGGAGCGATGCGGTCGGTCAGATCGCGCCCATCGAGCACCACGCGCCATGCCGGTACCGGATAGGAGACAGCCATTAGGCGGGCACCTCGGCGGTGGCGTCGTCAACGCAGAGCAGATCCAGCTGGAAGTCGATCAGCCGTGGCGTGCCGTCAGCGAACAGCTCCTTGCGGGTCTCCTTGATGCCCTCGATAACGTAGCTGCCGTAGACCCGGCCGGTGCCTTCCACCAGCGCCTGGGGCATGCCTTCCGATGCCAGGTCGCGCAGGTCGTCCAGCCCGTGCAGGTCGTCGGCCAACTCCGCGCTGATCGATCCCTGCAGGGTGATGGTGTCCTCATCCACACCGAGAAACTGCGTGGCCGGCCGCGCGCCCACCCGCGCGGTGCGCGCGTGACGCCAGGTCATCTGCCGTTGCAGCTGGTCGTAGGCGACGGTGGACAGGGAGAACACGAAGGTGCCGTAACTCATCATCATGGTGCTGGATCTCAGTCGGTGAGCCGTGAACCACGGCGGGCAGCGTTCGCACGCTCACGGGCATCGAGCTGGCGGCGAACCTCCAATGCGATGGCCTGAGCGTCCATGCCGGGGGCGGCGTGGATGTGGATGGTGTAGCTGGCAGGCGCTGGCTGGGCCACAGGGGCCTGCGCAGGCCTCTGGGCTACCACCGGACGCGACTGCGTCACGGCGGGCCGCTCAGCGACGCTGAGGGGCGCGGCCAGCGATCCCATCAGGTGCGGCAGGGCCGCCATCACCGGGGATACCGCCACGGGCATGCGCAG